GGAAATTATGAATATTTTTAGTAAAATTAAAGACTTCTTTTCACCTAAACCTTTAGTGTTAACTAAAAAGGTTGAACAACTTGACCTCAAAGGTATTGAAAAGAAAACAAAGGCCGAGTTAGAAAAACTTGGTCGTTCAATTGGTGTTGAGTTAGATAAAAGACTTACTAAAACTAAATTAATTCAACAATTAAAAAGAGAAAACAAAAAGCTATAATTATGAGTGAACAACCAAAAAATGTTATAACAATTGATGGAAAAGACTATGATTTAGATGTTCTTCCTTTAGCCCTTAGAAACACTATTGCGGCTAGACAAGAATTACAAACATCTAAAGTGCGACATGAAATTGAATTGGAAAAAATTGATGTACTAACAAATTACTACAACGAAAAAATTGCAGAAGGTATATAACAATTCAATGGCAGCAGTAGCAAATCTTAGAATAGACCAAGGGGCAACATTTACCTCAGATGTAACTGTTACAAATTCAGACGGTGATGCCGTTGATTTAGACGGTTACACAGCAACGGCCAAAATGGCTGATGCTTATGGGTCATCTTCAAATACAACGATTACCACAACGATTGCTAGTGACACTACAACAGGTGTCATTTCTTTATCTTTAACAGATAGTCAAACCGCAGCTTTAGACGCACCGGCACGATATGTCTATGATGTTTATATCACAAAGACTGCCGATAGTACAGTTACTAGAGTAATTGAAGGTATTATTACTGTAAATCCAAAAGTTTAGTCTTTCTTCAATATATTTTCGTTATAAATATTACAAAAGAGAGAGGACCATAAATGGTTAAAGCAGTTATTAATCAAACTGGTGGAGTTAGAGCAAACATTAACTCCTCGACTTCAGCGGGACCACAACAAGTTTCAGTACAAGTTCCGAGCACAAATCTGGCTGTTTCGAATGTAAACAGACTGAGAAGTTTAACAGATGTTGATTCAAGTACACTTACCGATGGCGCCTTATTACAATATGATGCACCTAGTGATAAATTTGTAACAAAAACAACCATTGAAACCAATACTGGTACAATTATATTCAATGGCGGAAACTTTTAGGAGCTAATATAAATGTCAACAATTATTCAAATAAAAAGAAGTTCAAATACTTCAGCTCCGTCAGACCTATATCTCGGTGAATTAGCTTATACATATGGAACAGGTACCCAAGGCAATAACGGTGATAGACTGTTTATTGGTGAAGGTGGTGTCGGCGGTGATGGTTATGCAAACAATGTCACAGTAATAGGTGGCCAATATTTCGTAGATAAACTAGACCATGTAGATGGTACACTCACAGCTAATTCAGCATTAACAGTTGATAGTAACCTTGCAATTGATACACTCAATATAGGTAACTCAACAACTGTAGGCGGTTCATTAAAATTAAATGAAGGAACAAATAACGGTTCAAATTATATTGCGTTAAAAGCTCCTAATGCAGTAACAAGTACAACGACCTTTGTTCTACCAGATGGCGATGGTTCAAACGGACAATTTTTACAAACAGACGGTTCAGGAAACTTATCTTTTGGAACAGTAACACAAACTCTCTCTATAGCTGCTGATACTGGTTCAAATGATTCTGTATCGACTGGTGAAACAATTACATTCTCAGGTGACACAGGTATTACAACAAGTGTTACAGATAATGAAATTTCAATTGACTTAGATGATACAGCAGTAACTCCAGGTTCTTACGGTTCTACTTCACAAATTCCAACTTTCACAGTAGACCAACAAGGAAGATTAACAGCAGCTGGCCAGGTTTCAGTTGCGACTAACTTAACTATTGTTGATGAAAGTTCTACATCAGCAACAATTAGTCTATTAACAGACACACTTAAAATTACAGGTGGTGCTGGTATTACAACTGTTGTTTCTGGCGATACTTTAAATGTTAATTTGGATGCAAATGTTGTAACAGAAGATTCAACAGATACATTAACAAATAAAACAATTAATAGTGACTCAAATACATTAACATTAGATTTATCAGAAGGTACTTTAACAGGTACTACTGCTGAATTTAACACAGCATTATCAGATGGTTCATTTGCTACTTTAGCAGGAACAGAAACACTTACAAATAAAACTATTGATAGTGCTTCAAACACATTAACTTTAGATTTGGGCGAAGGTACTTTAACAGGTACACTTGCAGAATTTAATACAGCTTTACAAGATGATAGTTTTGCTGGTCTAGCTGCAACTCAAACA